GGTGGAGTCACATTTTGATATATCAATATTGAACATCATATGGACGCCATTGTTCTTCATCGCCATACAGGAATCATCTGAGTGGTAGTGCATGACTACGTCCGCCGCCGGGTTCATTAAGCTGTGAAACACTTTATCGATCTCTTTCGGTGAAGGTTTCTTAACGAAGTAAGCGGAGTACGTGGAGCCGTTCACGACCATGTGGATGGGACACTTTGCTTGAGCGTCTTTGTAGATTCCCATGAGGATGGAGCCAAGTAGCGTGTTCTCTCCACCTGGGTCGGCGACGATACGGCCGGCTTTCCCTGGTGGGAGAAACTCTCCTTGTTTGAGGTTCAAGATAATATTACGGAGTCTCTTGTTGAAGTTCCTATCATATGAATTGATTGTGCCATTCTTGGCTATCTGCTTCATGATATGAACGCGGTATTTCTGTTTGGTGTGCGGTTCTCCGAGGCGGCCGAATGAGTTTAGGCGGCCATCGTAGTTCTTCATGATGTATGTGGAGTACAATTGGTTTCTGTGCTTTCTATGTGCAGGAAACCTCTTGTTGTAAGCGTGAGCATTGCGGTGTAACTGTGCAATGTTCTCCCGGTATATCAACGTGCGCGCGTTTATCGCGTTGTTCATATTCCGGTTGCTCTTACGTGGGACATTCATGTCTCGGTTGCAGCCGAAATAGACCGATCTGAAACCAGTGTCTGTCTGGTATTGGTTATGGATCATGTCGTTCTCAGCTAAATCGAGCCTGAAGTTACCGTCGGCGTCAAATTTTAGGTGTTCAGCCCCTGAGATTACTTCGAAGTTGGAGCTTGAAGTTTTCGCGGGGGTGGCGGATGGGAGGTTGTCGACCGGGTAGGATCGACCCCATCCGCCAATTATGGGCAGCAGGTCGCCGCCCTACGGGTTGTTGGCGCCCCCGCGCACGCAACTGGCCTGTGAGACCATGATTGCGAAGTCTTGGGGGTTACCGCGTGGGCAGGCTGTTTGCGTGGTCGCCCACATTACGGTGATGCGCGCAAGGGCGGCGGCGATGGTGTTCATAAGCACCTGGGGTCGCTCGGCGTAGGTTGCGTAGTCGCCAGGGAGTGCGTCTGGATGGGTCGGGGGCAGTTTACCCCACAGTGCAAGGTTGTGCATGCTGTGGGTAACAAGCCCGTTGACCATCTGTAAAACATCCCCGGCCTTCCCGCTCAAACCAATGGGATTCATTGAGT